CGGAAGCACTGCGGCAGTTCAATGACATCCAAACTGCGCTGCGGGATGAACGCCTCCAATGCCTGCAAGACAGACGCTTCTATTCTCTCTGCGGCAGTCAATGGGAAGGGCCGCTATGGGACCAGTTCGAAAACAAACCCAAGTTTGAAGTCAACAAGATCATGTTGGCGGTCATCCGCATCGTCAACGAATATCGAAATAACCGCATCACAGTCGACTACGTCAGCAAAGACGGTTCGAAAAATGACAAACTTGCCGAAGCCTGCGATGGCCTCTATCGCGCTGATGAGCAGGCATCGGTCGCTGATGAGGCTTACGACAATGCCTTTGAGGAAGCAGTTGGCGGTGGCATTGGCGCATGGAGGTTGCGGACCGTTTATGAAGACGAGGAAGACCCGGAGAACGAGCGCCAGCGCATCAGGTTCGAGCCAATTTTCGATGCCGATTCAAGTGTGTTTTTTGACTTGAACGCCAAGCGGCAAGACAAGTCAGACGCGAAGTATGCCTTTGTGGTGAGCAGCATGACCCGTGAAAGCTACAAGGAAACTTACCGCGATGACCCAACTGACTGGCCGAAAATCATCCACCAATCAGAGTTTGATTGGGCAACGCCTGATGTGGTATTCGTTGCTGAATATTTTAAGGTTGAAGAAAAAACCGAGGTAATCCGCATCTTTGAAGCCATTGATGGAACTGAAGAACGGTACACCCAAACGGACTTTGCAAACGATGAGGCGTTGGAGGAAACCCTGATGGCGGTTGGCGCAAGGGAAGTGCGCCAAAAACGCATCAAGCGAATCCGGGTTCGAAAGTACATCATGTCCGGCGGCAAAGTGCTGGAAGATGCAGGCTACCTCGCAGGCCGAAACATCCCCATCGTTGTGGTCTACGGGAAGCGTTGGTTCGTGGACAACATCGAGCGCTGCATGGGTGCTGTGCGCTTGGCCAAAGATGCCCAGCGCCTGAAGAACATGCAGTTGTCCAAGCTGGGCGAGATTTCGGCGTTGTCCAGCATCGAGAAGCCGATTCTGACTCCCGAGCAAGTGGCAGGGCATCAGGTTATGTGGGCAGAGGATAACCTGCGGGACTACCCGTATTTGCTGGTCAACCCGATCACTGGACCTGATGGAAACACGCAGGTGACAGGGCCGTTGGCGTACACCAGGTCGGCAGCAATCCCGCCTGCAATGGCGACACTGTTGCAGATCACCGAACAGGACATGCAGGACATTTTGGGCAACCCGCAAGGGGCTGACAAGATGGTGTCTGGCGTGTCAGGCAAAGCGGTGGAGATGATTCAAACCCGCGTCGACATGCAGACGTTCATTTATATGAGCAATTTCGCGAAGGGCATGAAGCGATGCGGCGAGATATGGCTTGACATGGCAAAAGAGATTTACATCGAAGAAAAACGCAAGATGAAAACCATCGCGCCGAGTGGTGAAGCTGGCATGATTGAGTTGATGCAACCCACGATTGACACCGAGACTGGCGCTGTGGTGATGGCAAATGATTTATCGCGAGCAACATTTGATGTGGTTGCCGAGGTTGGCCCATCATCCAGCAGCAAACGTGCGGCCACGGTCAGAGCGTTGACGGGGATGCTTCAAATCACCCAAGACCCTGAGACAGCCCAGGTGCTTACTGCAATGGCGATGATGAACATGGAAGGCGAGGGCGTTGGGGACGCAAATGCTTTTTTCCGCAAGAAATTACTGCGAATGGGTGTTGTCCAGGCAACCGAGCGAGAAGCACAGGAAATGCTGGCCGAAATGGAAGCCCTTGGTCAGCAGCAAGACCCGAACGCCATCTACCTGCAGGCAGTAGCCGAGGAAGCCGTGGCCAAGGCTGCCAAGGCACGGGCCGACACCATCAAGACTGTGGCTGACGCGGAGCTGTCCCGCGCACGCACGGTGGAAACCATGGCCAAGGCTGGCGAGATTGACCAGAACGTAACTTTGACCACACTTGATGCGGTTGAGCGCGCTGCAATGGGTCAGAAAATACAGCCTGTCTTGTGAGATGACATTGATTTGGCGGAGAATGTGGGCACGCGGTATCCATCCAGCCGTTGCAAGTGGATGAGTTTGATTGGGGTTTGAGATGAACAAAAAGGCAGAACTCGGAAAAGATAGCGTTGACGACGAAACCTTGGTGATCTACGAACAGGAAGGCCAGAACGATTCTGAGCAAGTGGGTGACGAGCAAAATTCCGGCACCGACCAGAACGACCAGCAATCCGGCGATCATCAAAACGAAGGCGACGAAGACGAGCTGATCGTTTCCATTGGTGAGATCGCCAAAAGCCTGCCGTCCGAAGCGTGGACTGCCGATGAGCCTGCTCCGGCACCAAGTTGGGTAAAAGAGCTGCGAAGAACAAACCGTGAGAAGGACAGGCGCATTCGGGAACTCGAAGCGAAGCTGACCCAGATTCGGGAACTCGAAGCGAAGCTGACCCAGACGTCCGAGAAAAAGCCGGTCGCACTTGGGCTAAAACCGAGGCTTGAGGACCACGATTATGACGCAGACCGATTCGAGATTGCACTGGCAGACTGGTTCGAGCGCAAGCGCCACGCCGATGCTGAGGCCCAAAAGGCACAGCAGGCAGAGCAAGCGCAACAACGAGCCTGGCAGGAAAAGCTCGACGGCTACGTAAAGGCGAGAGCCGAGCTGCGTGTGCGAAACTTTGAGGATGCCGAGGCCGTGGCCCAGGAACTCTTCAACATCACGCAACAAGGCGTCGTTCTGCAAGGCGCGGACAATCCTGCTCTCGTCATCTACGCACTCGGCAAGAACCCAAAGAAGGCAGCAGAGCTGGCCGAAATTGAAGACCCCGTGAAGTTTGCCTTTGCGGTAGCAAAACTGGAGAAAGACTTGAAAGTGACAAATCGCAGGCAAGCACCCGCGCCAGAAAGAATTGTTACAGGAACTGGGCGTTCCTCTGGTGCGATTGACTCAACACTTGAACGGCTGAGAGAAGAAGCTGCTCGTACCGGCAACATGACAAAAGTCATCGCCTACAAAGCGCAAAAGCGATCAGCCTCTAAATAAACCAATAGGAGTTTCTCATGAGCAATTCATTCAGCAAAGAAGAGCGCGTTGCGTTCGAGGACATCCTCGAAGGCTTTAACGATGCTCTGGTGCTGTCCCGCAACGTCTCCGTGTACAACACGGATGGTTCGATGATGGAGCGCACCAACAACGTGATCTATCGTCCACAGCCTTACATCGCGCAGAGCTATGACGGCATGGACCAGACCGGCAACTTCGGTGCATACACTCAGCTTTCAGTCCCAGCGACACTTGGCTTTCAAAAGTCTGTGCCGTTCATTCTGGATTCTTTGGAATTGCGTGATGCACTGCAAGAGGGCCGCTTGGGCGAAGCCGCAAAGCAGAAACTGGCGTCCGACATCAACATCGCCATCATGAACACTGCCGCAAACCTTGGTTCGTTGGTGGTCACTGTCAGCACAGCCGCTGGTGACTACGACGACATCGCTTTGTGCGACAGCATCATGAACGAACAGGGCGTACAAGCCTTTGATCGGTATTTGGCATTATCGAGCCGTGACTACAACGGCATCGCTGGCAACATTGCTGGTGGAACTGGTGGCGCATCTGTGTCACGCAGTTTTGCTGGAAACAAATCTAACAATGCGTTTGAGCGTTCTTTTGTTGGCATGGTCGCAGGCTTTGAAACCTACAAGCTGGACTACGCGAACCGCATTGCAGCGGCAACTGGTTCTGATCCAACGATGAGCACTTTGGCTGCGGCAAACAACTACTATGTGCCTGTTGCCACCTCGACTGCTGTCACTGGTGAGACTCAGAACGTGGACAATCGTTTTCAAACGATTACCGTGTCCAGCACCACTGACTTGCCAGCAGGTACTGCCATCGAGATCGAAGGCGTTGAGGCTGTCCATCACATCACTAAACTTGGTACTGGTTTTTCCAAGACCTTCCGTGTTGTGAGCGTGACAAATGCGACCACTTGCGTGATCACACCTCCAATCATTTCGGCACAAGGCGGAACTGATGCCGAGTTGCAGTATCAAAACTGCATTGTGACTGCTGCTGCTGGTCGCTCTATCAACCGCTTGAACACCGATGCCGCACCCATCAACTGTTTCTGGCAGAAAGATGCGCTGGAAATTCTGCCTGGCCGTTACGCTGTCCCGTCCGATGCTGGTGTCGCAGTGATACGCGCGTCCACCGATCAGGGCATCGAGTTGGTCATGCAGAAGCAGTACGATGTGAACACCATGAAAACCAAGTATCGTCTGGACACCTTGTTTGGCGTGGTGAACAAACAGCCAGAGATGTCAGGCATCCTGTTGTTCAACCAAACACCTTGAGGAAAAATCATGAGTTACAACGTAATTTTTGCAGAAGGTACGGCCACCGTTACCGTGCCAGCAGGCGAAAAAATCGCCGTTCAAGCCTACTCGCCAGCAAGTGTGTTTCAAGAAGTTGGTTACCCCAATTTCCCAGAATCGCAGGACTTGTTGACAACTGTTGACAACGCCACTTTTGTGTCGAGCGCATTCACGAATGCCACCAGCGTGACGATTAACGCTGGTGCATCGGGTGCGTACTACTCGGTTGGCGTAGCACCTGACATCAACAACAATGGCAACTGGCAACCCCAGGGCGCGCCTGCCGACATTGCTGATGGGGCCTCAATGATTGCCACAGCAGCAAACGTGCTGACTGGCATCATCACTGCAACACCAACCACCACTCGCAGCATTCAACTGCCGACAGGTGCAAACCTTGACTTGGCAACTGAGTGGGCGATCGGTGATTCGTTTGACTTCAGCGTCATCACTTTGGCTGCATTTGCTTTGACCATCACGGTCAACACAGGTGTGACCATTGTGGGTTCTGCGGCAACTGCTGCAACGTCTGGTGCTTCTGCCAGATTCCGTTGCCGTAAGACTGCGGCTGATACTTTTATCGTCTATCGCATCGGCGGTTAAAACCTGACAGGCCAGCAAAGATGTTGGCCTGTTTTACATGGAGATCGAAATGCCAATGAAACAAGGGTATTCTAAAAAGACCATCGGCAAGAATGTTGCGATGGAAATGAAGTCAGGCAAGCCCCGAAAGCAAGCCGTTGCAATGGCACTTAGCATGGCAAGCAAGTCGGCAAAATCCGCTGGTAAACCACGCAAAGCGCCAATGAAGAAGAAATGATCAAGTCAGCCGCAATCGTCAAAACCGCATCTCTCGCCCCGTGGCGGGAGGTGCGGCTGCAAAAGCGCAAGCTGAAAAAGGCTCAGGCCGAAGAGCGCAAAGCAACAAAACAGGTTCACCCATCGACGATTTGCAAGCTGACGCCCATTGAAACGCCTGAAATTATTGACACCTCCGTTAAAGAATCTGTTGAGGACACTCCAGCGACCCGCGAGGAAATGTTGCAACAAGCAGAGTTAATGGGCTTGAAAGTTGACAAACGCTGGTCAGATGCGACACTTCTGAAACACATTGAGGAATCAGCGTGGGCTACACAAAACGACAGTTTGTGAGTGCTGCCTTTGAGGAAATCGGGCTTGCCTCTTACGTCTTTGACTTGCAACCAGAGCAGTTACAATCCGCGTTGCGCCGCCTCGATGCAATGATGGCAGACTGGAACGCCAAGGGCATCCGATTGGGTTACCCTTTGCCATCCAGCCCACAAGACAGCGACTTGGACGAGGAAACCCTTGTGCCCGACTCGGCTTATGAGGCCATCATCTGCAGTCTCGGCATCAGGCTTGCCCCAAGTTTTGGCAAGGTCGTCATGATTGAAACCAAGACCACGGCGAAGCAGGGATACGACATTCTGCTGCAAAGAGCCACATTCCCGCTTGAAAAGCAACTGCCTGCAACGATGCCTGCTGGTGCTGGGAATAAGCCTTGGAGGGTTTACGATAATCCGTTTATCAGGCCACCAGCCAATCCGGTCACTGCTGGCCCTGATGGGCCTCTCGAATATTTCTGAGGACAGTCATGCCACAAATCAATCAATTACCCGTGCTCAGCACTGTTTCGAGCGGAGATCAGTTGCCGGTCTACTCCCCCAACAATGGGGATGCAAGACGTTTGTCCATTGGCAATCTGTTGACGTTTTTTCAGCAGACTTTTGCATCGCCCACACTGGCGGTGAACCTGTTTGTGCCTGGTTCGGGTTTTAACATCACAGTGCCAACCCCAGTGAGCAATGACCAGTGGATGTTGTTGCAACCCGCTGGGACGCTGGCAACTGGAACGATCACCCTGCCACTAAACACTGGTGTGCCTGATGGCACGACGGTGCTTATTACCACCACTCAAGAGATTACATCGCTCACCATTGCGCTGAATGGTGCAACTGCGATTTATGGTGGGGTAACTTCATTGGCGGCAGGGACTGCCACAGCGATTCGGTTTTATGAGCCCACAAATTCTTGGTATCAGATTAACGCCGAGACTGTTTATGGGTCAGGCATGCAAACTTTCTTAGCAACCCCATCAAGTGCCAACCTGCGGGCGGCAATGACGGACGAGACAGGCACTGGTTTGTTGGTGTTCAACACCAGCCCAACATTTGTTACGCCGATCATTGGTGCAGCAACAGGAACAAGCCTATCCACCACAGGAAATCAAGTCATCACAGGAACTGGCAAACAAGGCTATGCCGTAGGCGCAGGCGGCGCTGTGTCGCAGGCCACCAATAAGGCCACGACTGTGATCCTGAATAAGTCGTGCGGCCAGATCACGATGGATGCGGCGAACCTGAATGCTAACACCACCGTGACTTTTACGATGACCAACAGCACCATCGAATCTGGTGACATTATCGTGTTCAACCACATCACGGGTGGCACGCTAGGATCCTATGCGTTCAATGCGTCATGCGGCGCTGGAACTGCAAACATCAATGTGCGAAACATCACTTCTGGTGCCCTTGCAGAAGCAGTGGTTCTCCGGTTTGCCGTTATCAAAGTGGTGGATACCTGATGGCTACCAAAAAGTCGAAGGTCAATGCGGCTGGCAACTACACCAAGCCCACGATGCGCAAGCGTCTCTTTGAGGAAATCAAAGCGTCGGCTGTGCAGGGGACTGCGGCTGGTGAATGGTCGGCACGCAAAGCCCAACTGTTGGCCAAGAAGTACAAAGAAAAAGGTGGCGGTTACAAGTGAAAGCCACACAAAAAAGCCTCAAAGACTGGGGAGCGCAGAAATGGCGCACCAAGTCGGGAAAGAGATCGTCTGAAACCGGCGAGCGTTACTTGCCTGAGAAGGCGATCAAGTCACTGACAGCGGCAGAGTATGCGGCAACCACCAGGGCAAAGCGCGAGGCGACCAAGGCAGGCAAGCAGTTTGCCAAGCAGCCGAAAAAGATTGCTGAAAAGATCAAGCGGTTCAGATGAAAGACCCAAGGCTAACCCGTGCTGGCGTTGAGGGCTTCAACAAGCCCAAGCGCACGCCATCGCATCCGACCAAGAGCCACGTCGTCGTCGCCAAGACTGGCGACCAGATCAAGACGATCAGGTTCGGACAGCAGGGCGTCTCTGGGTCGCCAAGGCGTGAGGGAGAATCGAAAGCCCAAAAAGCAAGGCGTGAATCATTCAAATCTCGCCATTCTGCAAACATTGCTAAGGGCAAAATGAGTGCCGCGTACTGGGCTGACAAGGTGAAGTGGTAGTGGAAATCCCCATCCTCAACGGCATCTACACGGACAGCACACCTGAACTGCGTACAAGTTACCCAGTCAACTTTGTGCCTGTGCCAAAGAAATCAGGCATCAGCGAAGGATTTTTGCGACCGGGCGATGGCATAGTAGCCAACGGCACAGGCCCAGGCGTTGACCGTGGCGGCATCAACTGGAATGGCGTGTGCTATCGCGTCATGGGCACCAAGCTCGTGACCGTGGCCAGCAATGGCGCCGTGAATGTGCTTGGTGACGTTGGCGGTCCCGTCAACACGCTGGTAACGATGGACTACAGCTTCGACCGGTTGGCGATTGCCTCTGGT